TTAATAGATTCATTTTAGAGTTTAGATTAAAACAACAAATAAGAAAACAATTTGAAACATATCTAGACCCAAGACAAGTTGCAGAGTTACAGAAAGACCCAAGTAAATTAAAACTAGGTGGTGATAGAAAAGAGATGAGTTTTCTGTTTATGGACATTGTAGGATTTACACCAATATCAGAATACTACAAAAACAAAGATGACCCAGAGGGATTAGTTGAAGTTATTAATGACTATCTAAATCGTATGACTAAGATTGTTTTAGAGAATGGTGGAACAGTTGATAAGTACATGGGTGATTGTATTATGGCATTTTGGAATGCACCACTTGATTGTGAAGACCATGCAGAGATGGCAGTCAAGACTGCTATTGAATGTGCAGAGGAAACAGAAAGACTAAAACAAGACTTCAAAGAAAGAGGACTACCAGATATCAATATAGGTTCTGGTGTCAATACAGGAACATGCATAGTTGGTAATATGGGTAGTGATACTAGATTCGATTATTCAGTCATTGGAGATGCCGTCAATCTGGCAGCTAGACTAGAGGCAACCACAAGAAACTATAAGACTGAAGATGGTGGTATCGTATCCACATTATATTCTTCCTATACTATGGAAAAACTCAAAACCATCAAATCTGTAGAAGTTGATAAAATCAAAGTTAAAGGAAAAGAAGAATTAATTACTATCTACAAACCTAAATGAGAATGATTCTCAAATAGGAATGATTCTCATTTGACCCCCCTAAAATAAGGCCAAATTAGGCCTTGACAATACTTGTTCCACCTGTCATAATAGCTACATAATCATAAAAAGAGAGAGAAAATATGAGTAAAAACAGACAATTTAAATTAGAACAAACTTTTGATGAAATTGAGTACCACATACAAGTCATGGATGAGAGAGGACAATTCCCTAATGTATGGACTTGTATGATATATCTAGATGAGAATTATTCTCATATTCGAAAATATTGGAATCACCCCATATTTGATAAAGAATTTTGGGAAAAGCCCCTTTGGGAACAAGGACATAAGTCAAATTCAAAGTATTAAAATAACCCTTGACATATCTTGTATGGATATGTTAAGATGGTCATGTAAATTAAATAAAAGAGGTAAATTATGAAAGAGAGTATGAGAAAAGAGATAATGAGTATGGATTTATCAGAGTTAAATAGTCTGATAGATTTTATTCGTGATGTGCAAGTGATGAATGCAAAGTCATCATTACAAGAAGGTCAACAAGTGTATGTAGTTCAAAAGACTAAAAAAGAGTTGGGTACACTTCTAAAAATTAAACAAAAAAGATGTACTGTTGAGATAGGAAATCGTAGATATTCTGTACCAATGTCAATGTTGGAGGTTGCTTAATCATGGGTGCTGTAAAAGGAATGATAATGGATGATGCTGAAAACATTCTAAATGTGACTGCTGATAAATTAATTGGTGGTGACATTTCAGAAGATGATGCACTAGAAATTTTAGATAACAATTTAGAAACATTAGGAATGTTAGGATTTGATAACAAGTATGATGCCTTGGCAGTTGTTTATCAAATGACTGACCAAATTTATAAAGAGAGGTATTAATGAAAGGTAGTTCAGGTAAACCTAGACAAAATTTTCAAGTTCGAAATTTTGAACAGAAAAGAAACTTTAAGAAAAAACAACCAGAAGAAAAAGTATCTGGGTTGGGTGTAAGAGTTCATGGTGATGATATAAGTAAAGCATTAAGAATATTCAAAAAGAAAATTCTTAAAGCTGGAGTTCTTAACGAGGCAAACGAAAGACAATTTTACACTAAGAAAAGTGAAAAGAATAGATTGGCTAAGTCTGCAGGTAGACAAAGATGGTTAAGGAAACTTAGAGAAACACCAGGGCCACACAATTATAAAAGAAACTATAGAAAAAAAACAGGAAGATAAAATGACAGATGTAAAATTATTACGCCTTACTACAGGCGAGGACATTGTAGCAGAAGTGACTAATCAACAATATTCAGATAATGATAAAACAGTCACTACAATAAAAAAACCTTTTGTACTTATACCAATGCAACAAAATCAGAGTTCAGGTCAAGAGAGTAAATTATACTTTTCACCTTTCATACCATTTGCTGAGAATGAAGAATTTGATATTAAAGAAGAAAATATAATAACAGTCAATGAACCTAAAACAGAAATTAGAGATAATTATTTACAATATATAGGTGCAGTTGTACCAGTCGAGAAAAAGATTATATCATGACAGATAAAAAAGATGATAAAACAAATGTAGTAGTTGGCCCTTGGGGTGATGCACCAGTAGAAAATAATGGTGAGTGGGCAAAGAAAAAGTTAGATAAAGCTTTAGATAAAAATAATACTCACAAAAAATATCAAGAAAAACTTGATAGAGTAGAAATTATAACTGAAAAAATTATGGTACAATTAATTCATACGATTAGTGAATATGGTTATGATATTACAGATGAAAGATTTAGTTTAGACATTGGATTTTTATCTGAAACAGTTAAAGGTACTATATCAAGACAAGAAAAATTACCACATATCATACAAGGATTACTTGATAATATAATGGCACCATCACCTACTGAATCAGAAGATAACACAGATGTATATTATTCAAGATTTGATGCACCATTATTATCAGAATTAGTTGGAATAGCAGAAGATATTAAAGATGATAATCAAACAGAGATATCATTTGAATCAGATTTAGAATTAGAAACTGACCCAGATGAAATATCAGATTGGGATAAGAATAAAGGTTCTTTACACAATTTGAGAACAGAAAAACTTCATGGTAAAGATGATGATGATGAAGATAAGGATTAAAAAGAATTACAATAATGTAATAGCCGATATGACTATACGAGGCTCTAACTTAGTTATAAACAATAATAATCATAGGAGATTATAATATGGGTAGAAAGAAACTATCAAAAACACAAAGAGTAATTAATGCGTTCGAAAGAGGGGATGTAATTACATGGACACAATTAAGAACAACATTTGACTTAACTTCACCACAAGCAATGGTGGATAAATTAAGAAGTCAAGGTCACATGATATACATCAACAAAACTGCTGATGGTACATCATATCGTATGGGTGAACCAACACAAGCAATTATTAATGCTGGTGTAGGTGCAGTATTGATGAACGGCAGAGCAGATAAAACTATCGTGGCTGCTGGAATCAAAGCACTTTATGGTAACGGCGTAGGATACGCTTCTTAATTATTTAAGAATTAGTGGGGTGACTTTCGGGTCACCCTTTCTAAACAGGAATTTAATATGATATTAGTTGACATGAATCAAATCTCTTTAGCATCTTTAATGATGCACTTGCACATGAATAAAGGTGAGTTAGATGATGAAATGGTCAGACATATGATATTAAATTCTGTACGAATGTATAGAACAATGTTTAATGAAGACTATGGTGAAATAGTTCTTACTTACGATTCAAGAGCATATTGGCGTAGAGAAGTATTTCCACAATATAAACATAGTCGTAGAAAAAGTAGAGAAGCAGATGGCAAAGATTGGGATAGTATCTTTGGAGTTCTGAATCAGATTAAAGATGAAATAAAAGAATTTCTACCCTACAAAGTTGTAGAAACTTATGGGGCAGAAGCTGATGATGTAATTGCAACACTATGTAAACATTATCAAAGTGAGAAAATCATGATTGTATCGGGTGATAAAGACTTTATACAATTACAAAAATATGAGAATGTAAGACAATACAGTCCAATTACTAAAAAACATGTAAATGGCATTGACGCAGTTGTCTATATAAAAGAACATATACTAAAAGGTGACAAGTCAGATGGTATTCCAAATGTACTATCACCTGACCATACTTTTACAGATGATTTAAGGCAAAGACCCTTGACATCTAAAAAGATGCAGAGTATATTGGCTCAAGACATTGATGATTTAAATGATGAAGTGAAAAGAAATTATCAAAGGAATGACAAACTAATTAATTTGGATAATATACCAGAGGAATTAGAAGGCGATATCTTAGATGATTTTAAGAGTGCTACTTGTGGTGACAGAAGTAAACTATTAAATTATTTTATAGATAGAAGACTGAAAAGTCTAACTGAACAAATTGGAGAATTTTAAAATGGCAAACGGCGTAACATTATTGTTTTCAGAAGTGCTTGATAAAGTACATAAAGCAAAAACAAAATCAGAAAAGGTAGCAATACTCATAGTGAATGATAACAGTTCATTAAGAATGGTATTGAAGTCATCTTTTGACCCAAAAATAGAATGGGTTATACCAACAGGTGATGTACCATACAAAAAAAATGATGCT